CCTCCCCCTCCTCCCCAGACAAGAACTTGGATTAAGATAGGGCTTGGAGATGTGGCTTTAGTCCACGTATCGCTTGCAGTGTACTTAGTTATTTTTGTAGGGGTACCACTAGAAGAAACTGTAGTCCAGGATGGTGGAGCTCCGGTTGTAGCTGTCAAGAGCTGTCCAGTAGTGCCGTTAGCTAGAACTGATGGTATGCCGGTTGCCCCAGTGATCAAAGTTCCATTGTTTGCCGATGTAATTCCACCTATAACATCCCCTGAGCTAGAATAGAGAATCTGGTTTATAGTAGTCGTTGTAGGATAAGTGGCAGTTGTGGCAACCCAGTTTGTTCCATCTGCTCTTAAGATAGTCCCTGTGCCTGTAGCTGTAGTAGGCAATGTCGCAGTCGAATAAGCCGGATCAGCACCCGCACCACCACTCTGAAGAACTTGACCAGCTGACCCTGCTGCTAGTTGGGTAATTGCTCCTGTGGCTGCGCCTACAAGTACTCCATGATTTGTTAGAGACGTTCTACCTGTCCCTCCATACGATACGTCAACAGCTGTACCATTCCACACACCAGAAGCTATTGTTCCAGTGGAAGTGATATTTCCCTGAACAGCTGATGGAAGCGTGGAACTGATGGAAGGCACACTTCCTGCGCTTGTTATTAAGACGCCATTAGCTCCTGCTGTAATACCACCAACGACATTCGTAGCGCTAGAATAAAGCACTTGGTTTGCTGTAGTCGTTGCTGGATAGGTAGCCGTACTCAACGCTAGTGCAGTTCCGACACCCTGACCTTGTAGAACCGTTCCTGTATTTCCTGTTGGGATGTTTGAGCTGTTATTGGTAGCCATTATAACTTCACTTCTCTTTCTATTCTGTTTTTATAATCTGGGTGTTTGCGTATTAAGTTCACACATATTTCATCATCTGCTAGAATCTTATTTACTTCAGACAAAGGCATATCAAGTAGTTCTTTAGACTGCATGATCTTGCCATTATTTTCTTGCAACATCCTTTTTTTGCAAGATGCAATTTTCTGCTGAGATGGGCCAAGTGCATACCAATCAACTATATCTAAAAGATCGTTCTCTAAACATATTTGATCGCAAGAACTAAAAGTTAATTTAATTACAAGTTCGCCTGATTCTAATTTTTCACTTTCTACTTTCATTTTTTTCCTCTAACAGATTAATGCTCCACCAAAAAATGTCACTCCCCCATCCGTTCCACCGTTTACATCTACTGTTTTTGTGCTACCTGACACGTTGACCTGCATAAATGCTGTATCACCCGCATCCATATCGGAATAGCCTGCATTTGTAAGCCCAATGTTTGTACCTGTAGCAATGTCTACTGGATTCAAAAGATATTGCCTTGATGTTCTATTGCTTGTTACAAGGTTCATTTGCATTGCATTGTGTAAGGCACCAATCTCTAACAGTACCATAGGACAAGTAAAAAGATATCTTCCTGTAACTGGGGCAGTAAAAATACCAGTTGCCGTGTCGAAGTCAGCATTTTGGTCATAGATTTCTGCATTGAATACGATAGTGTATGCAGTCCCATCCCCTGTAACATCGGTCACAGCTGCGCTCAGGTTAGCTAAAAATGCTGGTTGTAGAGGAAGGTTGATTTCACCAGATGTGGCCACAGACATGATGTTAGTAGTTCCCAATGCAGTGCCTTGAGATATCACAAATGGATCAGCTGTTGGAGATGTAACAGAGTTATCGACTCCCATTATCCAGTTTGTCGTTGTCGTTGACAGGAGTACTGTAGGGTCAGCAGCTGTTGCTCCGGCTGTAGATATTTTAAGCTGAGCATTTGCACTTGCAGAATTGCTCGTCTGAGATATTGTAACAAGCTCTGTCCCTCCTGAAGCTGCATCAGTAAATGTAAAATTATTGTCAAGAGATGTTCCTAGGGCTGGAACGCCAGAACTATTTGTAATTAACACTGAATCATTAGCGGTGGCTAATCCAGAAACGACGTTTGCTGAGCTAGAGTATAAAATCTGGCTCACTGTAGTTGTAGCAGGATATGTCGCTGTGCTCAATGCAAGAGCCGTTCCAGCTCCTTGGCCCTGTAGAACCGTTCCTGATGTGCCGGTAGGAATGTTAGCGGCGTTACTAGTTACCATAATCCCTCGGTTAAGTTACTAAGAACCCGACACTCCAACTGGCCTGCACAAGTGCCGTAGCTGTAGCCGATAGCGTTGTATATAGCTCTAAATAGTCACCTGCCACTACTGTGAATGAGTTTGATGTGTCATTTCCTGTTTTAGCTGCGTCTGCAATTGTGGCTGCCATTGACTGAGCTGTGCCATTCTTGGCTATATTGAATGTGTAGGTCTGACCAGCTCCAGGGGCCTGTGCTGTAATCAGGTAAAGATTTTTTATTGTTCCTGATTTAGTCATTACACATGATATTGAGGGTTGTGTGGTAGTGGTTGGATTAGTGCTCCCACCAATCAGAGGAAAAAATCGAGTTGTATTTTGACTAATAGTAATGGAATCAGACCAACCAGAAATAAGGCTTTGCATCGCTCCCGATGATTCAGCAACTGTTTGCCAGGATGGGTTAGTACCTGTGTTGGCCCCTAGAAATTGCCCAGTGGTTCCGTTGGCTAGGTTGTTTATGAGGTTATTAGACGCACCTAAAAGAACTGAATATAGGGTCGTCTGGTAGTTGCAAGCGTTATTTTGAACCATTTTACGTCACCGTCCAGTTTCCAACACTGCTAACAGCATAGAAAAATCCATCAGTACCATTAAATCGAAGGCTTACTGAATCACCAATTGCCGTACTGGTCAATGTACCAGCTGCTGCTGTTATAGATGATCCAAGGCGAATTTTCTGAGCTCCTACTGATTGAATCACTAACGCCGACGCCGTCGTACATGCATAGATGAAGAGATCGCCGTCAGCAAGACCAGCTGAAGCAGGGAGAGTACGAGTATAAGCACCATTGACGAATTCTCCTGTATTAAGAGAAGATGTCGCGCTTGCACCTATTTGAGAGAATGGTGGGCTCTTCACAGTCAATGTAGAGCCGCTTCCTGTTATTTTGCTTCCTGAGAGTCCAAAAACATTAAGATTATTTGCTGCTGGCGCTGCACTTCCGGAGTCAGCTGTGAACGTTGTTGGAACAGCGCCACCGGCCTCCATGTTCAGACTATTAGCACCAGTTGTAAAAGAGATCGTACCGCCAGTACTTGATATCGTCGCAAATGCGGGAGCATTTCCAGTTGACGCAATCAATACCTGTCCATTGAATCCAGCTGCTGAGGCAGTGAATGCGCTAGTACCATGAGCTATTAATACTCCATTCTCAGTAAGCCCAGATAGAGATCCAATAGGTAAGAATTGGTTTCCTGAAGTCACACCTTTTGCTGTATAAACTTTACCGGCTGTATTAGTTCCAGTATATCCCATATTTTACCTTAATTAAATTTTCTAAAAACCTTCATATGAGGTACCATTAAAAAGAACCTCAATTGAGTCATAAGGATCATCAGCTGACCACGAGGTTGATCCATCAATTAATACAACGCCGCCAACAGTCGTTACAGTTACAGTCCAGGCTGGATTTGTGAGAAGCCCTGCAGTTCGATCCTTCACAACGAATCTATCGTATTGCGTAGGAGCGTTTGGAAGTTGCACTGTTATGGCTCCCCCTCCTCCTGCTGTCGCATCGCACGATATGAAATAATCATCTGCTGCAACAACATATGGAGACATAGCAGTGGTAACGTTAACATAGTTGTCAATGATCTGTGTTAAGTTGATTGTGACTGTATTTCCAGAACCTAAAGTAGAAACTCCTGGACCACCGACAATATTTAGAATGTTAAGTGCCGGTACAGCGGTTCCTGAATCCTCTACAAATGAAGTTGGAACTGTAGGAGGAAGATTAGTTGCGGTCGTAGGTATACTTATTTGACTCATCTTTACCTATTTTGCGTAAATTACGCTGATTTTGAAGCTGCCTGTTCCAGCCACACCGGTTGCATAAAAAGAAGTGCCAACGGGCCAAGACCTATGTGCGGCTAAGGCCCTATTGGCATCGCAATCAATGATAATCTCTTCACTCTCAGCCATAGTCGTACCCTTTGTGGCACCTGTATTGTCTGCCAAAAATACAGACACAGTCGTCTGATTTTTGAACAAGATCATCACAGGATTGTTAGAAAGGGTGCCGATAAGCTTTGCCGTTCCATCAAAAGTAGCGGCATTGACACTTAATTCAGTGTCAAAACCTATCACTTGGCTATTAGGTGAATTTTCCATCTATTCCTCTTTGCAACAATCGATTTTTTGCTGAGCTTCTGCAGCTTTTTCATCTTCTTTTTGTGCTTGAACCATTCTTTCAACCAACCATGCTTTCTTAAGCATCTCAGCATCATGGAGGATGCCTACCGGAGAGTCGCTACTAACAATCGTCTCTGATAGAATTTTCCCTTCATGGCTAACTTCAAGAACCGTCTTTTGTCTTACGTTTACTTCCATAACCGTCTCCTTTAGTTTGTCTAGACCATTTCCTTATAGCATTTATCCACTTTCAAGTCTTGCAAAATCCTCTCCCTGTACATCAGGAAGAGGATTAACCCATTTTACAACGGTTTAACAATGAAGTAGGCAAATGTGCTAACGTCAGCAGTCTGAACAGAACCAGGTGTACCAAGGATCAAGCTATTAACAGTGAAGCTTGCACCATTGGAGATTGTATAGCTTAGCTCTCCAAGTGTCACAGAAGCAGCTGCGGCTATTCGTGTCAGGAAGATGTAGTCCCCTGTTGCGATGTTAGTGTTATTAATCGTTACAGTTCCAGCAGTCAACACATTGTTACCAGCCATATCAGTCGCTGCACCTGTTTCTATCTGTAGTCCTTTACCAGCTGTTGTAATAGCCAAGTGTCCACCGGCTACATTAATCTTTCCAGATCCACCCTGAAGCGTCAAAGCACTTGTTGTATTGGTTGAACCAATTGTGAGTGTCTGTGCTCCGGCACCTGTTCCAATCTTTATGATGTTTGCAGATGTTGCAGAGTCACCAGCGATGTTAATTGTTTTGATACCGGTGTTGTTGGCAATGTTGATTGTCCTAGCACCTGTACCACCGTCAAAGGTCATTGTGCCTGTGTTAACACCAGTACCTGAGAAGGTGTATGTTGAGGCCACGTTACCTTCAAGAGTAAAGTTACCTGTACCAACCAACAACGACATTGAAGCTGCCGCTGTCACAGTACCAATCGTCACGATGTTTCCAATTGCACCTGTTGCAATATTTACAGTCTTAGCACCTGTGCCACCAGTCATTAAGTTTAATGTCTGAGCACCAGTACCGGCCCCAATTGTGATTGTTCCAGTATTTATCCCAGAAGCTGAGATGCCATATGTAGTGGCCACATCGCCTTCAAGAGAGAAGTTGCCTGTACCGGCTTTCAATGTTAACGATGAGGCTCCAGTGACCGAACCAATAGCTACAACGTTAGCTCCGGCACCAGCGGCCAGGTTAACAGTCTTACCACCAGTTGAGTTCATCATATTCAGTGTTTGAGCACCAGAACCACCGCCAATCGTGATTGTACCTGTATTTGCGCCTGTGGCAGAAATACCATAGGTTGAAGCTACGTTACCTTCAAGAGTAAAGTTACCTGTACCAACCAACAAGGACATTGAAGCGGCCCCTGATACTGTACCGATTGTCAGAACGTTTGCAACTGCACCTGTAGCGATGTTTACAGCCTTAGCAGCTGTTGCACCACCTGCGATATTAACCGTTGTAGCGCCTTCTCCGGCACCGAGCTCAACAATATTGATCCCAGACGATTTACCAAAAGTGTGGATACCAGTTTGAGCAGTTCCCCCAATGATGATAGTGCCTGAAGTTGTTGCAGCGCCAATGTTGTAAAGGGACGTTGCGGCACCATTCACAACAAAGTTACCTGTACCAACGTTAATGGCCACGGCTGTTGCGCCAGTTACGTTACCGATTGTTACTGTATGAGCTACGGCATTTGTACCTACGTTGATAGCTCCAGTTCCTGAATCGATTACAACAGCTGAGGCACCAGTTCCATTACCAATAGTTACTGTATGGGCAACTGCGTTGGTACCTATGTTGAGTGCACCTGTACCGCAATCTAGAACAAGGCTTGTAGCTCCTGTACTATTACCCATGGTGATCGTTCTAGCAGCAGCACCTGTACCAAGATTGATAGCTTGAGCATCTGCATCGTTACCAATGCTGATCGCACCTGCTGAGCTATTTAGCTCTAGTACTCCATCGGAATCAAGTAGCATTGTATCATCAGAATTCAAGATGATGTCGCCAGAACCAGTAGTTGTAACAGTAAAATGCCCTGTCCCTGTATTGACAGCAACAGCTGTACCAGCTGTCACATTTCCTATCGTAATAGTTCTAGCTGCGGCTCCTGTACCAATATTTACAGCTGCTGTATCAGCATCAGAGGCTAGGTTTAAGGTTGTTCCTGCAGTTAAAATGGTTGCTGAAGCACTCAAAGAAGCTAATCCACTAGCTGCGATTGTTGTAAACGAACCGGCTGCCGGTGTACCACTTCCAATGGCAGGAGGAGCAGCTAAAACAGCAGCAACTTTCAATGGTGTCATTGCTGTGTCGTCATTAGTTCCAGTGGTAGCCTCGGCCGATGTTGAAAGCTGGCCAATTCCAGAGACTGTTTCACTCCAGTTTACAGCGCCAGCCAACGCTAGGGCTGCCAACGCAGCTGGGTTTACAGCGATTGTGGTTGAAAGTCCAGCTGCTGCCTCTGCTACTGTTGCAATCCGAATCTTACCCTTAACAGTAGTCGTAGCATCTGGAATAAGATCATCAACAGCACCGGATAGAGTAGAAGGAGAAATAATTAGATTTTCTGCCGTTCCAGCTACAGCCTCTGCATCTGTGGCAAATCGGGCTTGTCCCGTCCAGCTCTGCGTAGATTGTTTACCATTGTAACTGTTTGGACGTGCAAATTTTGCCATTTTAAATCCTCATGTGTGAGTTAAATTTGTCCTCATATTAGTCCTTTCCGCCACGGATCGAAAGATTTTTTTGACATCTTTTAAAGAAACACCTATCATTATATAATAGAGTACCATGCAGAAAAAAGACTTCAAAATGACTTCGTTCCTTATCCCAAATGGTTTACGTATTAAAATACGTTTATTTTGTGTTATTTCAGGAATTTCAATGGGTGAGTTCATTCGGGCTGCTTTAAGAGAAAAAATTATAGAAATAAATAAAAAAGAGAAAAATGGAGAATCAAACTAAATTTGATTATGAATCAAAAGAAGATCGGCTAAATAATTGCTATCGAATCATCGATAGGAATAGTAATTCAATACGATTTAAGTTAAACCCAGTTCAGCAGAATGTTCTTAGAGGATTGCATACAAGGAATCTAATCCTTAAAGCTAGGCAGCTTGGGATGTCAACTTTTGCGGTTCTCTACCTCTTAGATGAGGTGCTAAATAATGAAAACATGTCAGCCGGGATTGTGTCTTACTCATTAGAACATGCTCAACACATATTCAAAAAGATCATTGGTCACGCTTATGATACTGTCAACCCATTGATAAAGCAGTTCGCACCAATAAAGCAACGATCCGCAAGAGAAATCTCATTCATGAATGGATCATCCATTCGAGTTGACACAACATTAAGAGGCGGATCTTACCCATTAGTGCTTGTTTCCGAATTCGGAAAAACCTGCTCTAGAAACCCTCAGAAGGCTGAAGAGGTAATCACAGGAACATTACAAGCCGTTCCAAAAGATGGTAAGGTGATCATTGAAAGTACAGGTGAGGGAAACGAAGGTTTCTATGCAGAACTTGTTATGGAGGCATCTAGAAGAGGGAATGACAATCTTTCTAATCTAGACTACAAGCTTTTTTTCTACAACTGGACAGAGGAAGCGTCGTATGTTTTAGAGGAAAAAGTGACTTACGAAATAGCCTTGACAGATTATTTTAATAAACTTGAAAAAGAAAGTGGAAAAATCATCACTCAGCCTCAGAGAAATTGGTATGCTGTCCAATCAAAAGTGCTAGGTGATAAAATGCGACAGGAGTTTCCTAGTACTGTTTCAGAGGCATTTTTGGCATCTTCTGATGCGTTTTACTTTGCTGAAGGCATTCAAAAGGCATATGAAAATAATAGATGCCTCCACACATCATTATACGATGCACTTCTTCATGTTTATGTAGCTATGGATATTGGAGTGAATGACCTTACGGTAATGGTATTTTTCCAAATAGCTCATGGTGAGATTAGGGTGATAGACTACTATGAAGATAAAAACAAAGGTGTTGATTTTTATGCAAAATTCTTACTCCAGGACAAAAAATATCTCTACAACACTATTTTTCTTCCTCATGATTCCACTAAGCGTGACGCTTTGGATGTTAGTAACACTTATGAGCGCGATTTTGCTCGTCTTTTTGCTTCCACTGGCACTCGCTTCATCGTTCTTAAGAGAATGGATAAGCAGTTGTCTATCTCCCATGCCAAAATCAAACTTGAAAGATGCGTCTTCAACATTTCAAGAGTGAAGCCATTTCTAGACAAGATTTCAAAATATAGGAAGAAATGGAATGAGGCAACTGGACGCTATTTAGAAGATCCTTTTCATAATGAAGCTTCAAACCATGCAGATTGTTTTCAGTATATGTGCCAAGCGGTAGGACACTTAGAAACAATAAACTCAATGGGAGGCGCCCTAGAAAAACATCGAAAGGCTGTAGAAAATCGGACAAAAATGATTATTTAGCAACTTTAAAATTGAACTTTATGGTATGTTTACGTCAGACAGATAACACAAAGCTGATCATATGCTCGAAGACTACGAAATCCGTGGAGAATTCCAGGAAAACTATCGGTACGCTCATGATTACTGGGCCCCTTTTGTCAAGGACGCTCAGGTTTACACGCTTGCCGCTTCTGGCTATACATGGAGTGATGATGAAAGAAAAGCCCTCATCAAAGAAGGCCGTGAACCTATTGAGTTTAACATCACACGTAGACCACTTCAATTTTTCAGTGGCTATTTAAGAGACAACATTAATCAGGTAATCTATTCCCCTGTGGAAGGGTCGGATCAAAAGACTGCTGATCAATTCACAAAGCTTAGCTATTATATTTGGGACAAGGGAATGGGCTATCCAGTCTTTTTGGATGCATGTGATGAAGCTTTTAAGTCAGGTATTGCCCTATGTGGCGTTCAAATGGATTATTCAAAAGACTTCATCAATGGGGATATCTCTTTTTTCAAGCGTACATACAACAGTTCTTACCTTGACCCCACATTTGAAAACATTAATCTATCTGATTGCTCATTTGCTATAACAAGAGACTTGATTGACAAGCAATTCGCTAAACAGCTTCTTCCTTTCATTGACCCTAAACAAATAGATGATATTTCTATGGGTTATCGTGATGATAAATTCATGCAGTATCACCCTGAGTTTACCACATTCTCAAGGAAGAGAAATCTTTTAGCGTATGATCAGTATTATAAGAGGGTTACCAAAACAAGGAAATTCCTCGTAGATCTGAATTCATCGTTTTATCGCGACATTACAGATATGCCATCTGATGAGCTTTCTAAGCTCAAAATGGGGTTAAATCGCCTAAACGAGATGAGAAGGGATGCAGATGTATTGGATATTGATGCAGACCAAGTACCTAATGTAGAAATCAGAGATGTAGACCGCGGTTTCGTAGAACTCAATATTCTACTCAATGGACAAGTGATGTTCCGAGGTGAGGATAAGACCGGTATCAACCAAACCTATCCTTTTGTGCCCATTCTCTGCTACATGGAACCATCCATTTGGATGCCATCGCAAAGGATTCAGGGACTTGCTGCATGCAACTGGTCAGCACAAAGACAGTTTAACAAACGCCACATGAAGATCGTTGACATGATGGACAGCACCATCTCGACAGGCTTTAAGTATCTAATTGGTGCGGTCCCTGATCCTCAAGATATGCAGCAATCTGGACAAAATAAACTCATCGGAGTTGACCCAGACAACGCTCCTGCCGGACTTGATTCAGTTCAGCAGTTGAATGGTGGTGCTGCTAACCCATCTCTCATTGAATATCAGCAAGTTTTGGATCAACTTACTCTTACCTTATCCAACGTCAATGAAAGTTCAATGGGAGTTGATGAGAAAGGTAATACACAGGTTTCTGGAAGACTTGCTCAAGTAAGGATCGCTCAAGGTCTTAGGGGAAATAGAAAGCTTTTTGATGGGGTTGAAACATCTCAACAGGTGCTTGGAGGCCTCATTCTACAAGCAATTCAAAAGAATTATCCACCTGGTAAAATTGAAAGGATACTCGCTTAGAAACCAACAGATCAGTTTTATGAGCAAGAATTTGAACAATACGACGCAGTCATAAAAGAAGGAATCCGATCTAAATCGCAGAAGGACGCATACTACTACGAATTGGTCAACCTCAAGCGTGAAGGCATTGTAGACGTTCCCCAGTCAGAAATCGTCAAAGCACTTTCTATGGCTGGGCTTAGTGATCTCGAAGAATCTATTAAGGCTCAAGAAGAAGGATTGGCTAAGCAACAGGCCAAGATTGATGAGCAGGAAAGAATGGCTTTAGAGTTGGCTAATGCTCAGAAAGAGCAAATGCTAGCTCTTGCTCAAGAACGAAGAGCTCGTGTTGTGGCCGATCTAAGCCTCTCAGCTGAAAGAGCTTCAGAAGCCGAGGAGAATAGGGCCCAGGCAGCATTGGCGAGGGCCAAGACAATTACTGAGATTGCTCAGATGAACGATCAAAGAATTCTTCAAGTTCTTGAATTTGTCAATGTTCTAGAGAGACAAGAAGCTGAAGACCGACAAAGTATAGACCAAAATATTCATGCACAAGCAGACCAAATTAATACCGAAACGCAAGGGTCAGCTGAGAATATGCAGCAACAGGCGATGCAGCAACAGCTGCAATCGGAACAAGCAAATATGCAAACTTTAAGCCAGGGAGGCTAAAATGGCATACGGTAAGGGCGCAATGCCTAAAGGAAAGATGATGGACTCAGGTTCAGGCATGTGTTCCTATAAGAAAAACCCAATGGGCTCTGCAAGCAGAGTAAAGCCTGAATGTGGCCCCGGGATGAATGCTGATCAGAAGATGGCAAATAAGCTACTTCAGAAGGCGCAGAAACAACAAGATTCACTCCGTGGAGTGAGTGGTATGTAAGATGACGGCAATGCTGCAAGATCCTGTAAGTAACTTGATTCTTCCTCGACAATTCGTCGATGAGAAGCAGGCACTTAAAAAGGTAATAGATGAAATTCTTGATAATTCTGTTTATGCTAATCAGAATATTAA